CTGTAATGTATATTATATGGTTAATTAGAAAGCCACCAAATAAATGTTTGAATATATATACTAATCTTAAATTTACAGAAAATAATCATAGTCCATGGGGTCGATTGTCATAACGTTTGCAAACTTGGTGTTATCAAGCCTTTGTTTGTTTTCCTTACCGAAGTATCTTGCCTTCTTAATCAGATACATCGTCTTAAACGTCTCCAGTTTCAACTTGTAGCACTCTTTTTCAAGTGCGTTCTTCAACTTTTCACGAAACTGGTTGTAAAAAGTTTCACCGTGGTCGGCTGCAAAGTCTAATGCCATGGTAACATTAGATGCAAACTGTGATCTTGGTGCGTTGGTCTTCCTGATGTAGCACACCAGATTGTGTATTGTGTCGGGGTCCATGCACGGGTGGAAATAGAATCCATCATTCTCATCTTGTCGGAAAGTTCTCTTCAAGAATTGCATCTTCCTCAAAGGGACAGAGTTTCCTACTTCGGATTTTTCGGCGCTGGTAACTGGCCATCCATAATCGCGATAACGGTCGGCGATTGTACTTCCGTTGTAGAATTCTTCTATCTCTTTCGAAACGACGATGAACCTATCGTCTCCATAGATTAGGTCCAAAGTTTTCGCTTGTTTTGCTGCCAGTGCTAACAGATGCGCGTTACCACTCTCGTACATAATTTCCATCCAGATACAATCCGAAAGCAAAATATGCCCAAGAGTGTTAAAGTCAGCTGTTCCTGCGAAGCCTGACACCATTCCAGTGTGTTTTTGATACACTAGATCCTTGTATTGAACAAATCCGAACAACATATTCTCAACAAGTGTGTGACGAAGGGTTTTATTTTCGTCAGAGTCATTGTACACTCCATTCACCACGTCTAGAACTGCAAACGCTAATTGTGCGGTATAGTGACCGTCCCAATTTTTCACGTCCACGTCATATCCCTGATCATTCAGAGATAGAGCTCGTCCCATGAGGTTGAAAGCAGCGGGTGACTCAATGTTGATGCCCACGCAGTACTCGTTGATTCCATCTGCCAACCCATATAGTTGACTGAAGAAATCACCAAAGTACTTGCGATATAGCACAGTTGTTGTAGCAGGCATCACCACAATTGACCTTGTCTTAAGTTCTCTATCTTTTGGCCACTCCGAATATGGAACTCTATTATGATAATAGTGATCCACTTCCGCAGGGTTCAAATCAAGAGCTTTTCCGATAGGCCGCAATTCATCCTTCATCACTTCCATCATGACCAAAGGAGGTGTTTTCCCTTGCTTCATCATTTCCTCCATCATCTCGACATCCTTCATGAACCCCGGGTCCACTTTCACTGTTCCGTCCGGTTGCATCTGCATGATCGACAATTTACCTGGCACATGTCCTCTGGAATACACATAGGGAATTCCCGGTGATGTTTTCATGTTCATATGCCGCATCAAGTCATTACCTGCAATTGCTTCTTCAGTCGATAATACCCTTGGTCTTTTGATCTGGCTGAGATAGTGTTCCACACGTTCCTCAACTGCCATTTCAATAGCTCCGACTGGTATACTCAACATTGAGTCACGTCCGTATTTGTTTATTGAATTCTTGATCGGGTCACCACAGGCAGCTCCATGTCTGGAACTGAGAACTGCGGGAATTCTGCCAATATCAAAATGTTCAAAAACAGGTGTAGTCCGATACTGAGTCTCTGTCCCAATGTGCAAAACTTTCTCAGCTGGAATGGTGCCCACAAGGGTAAGATTCCGCTCAAGTAATCCACTTGTCTCTTGACAACATTTTCCCTCTTCATCTGCATAGTCAGGAGGTGCTGATATGCTGGGATACATCTTACACACTCTCTCATACTCTGCCATAAAGGCCTCGTAAGAGAGATTAGTGCAATATGATTTCCCTGCATATGTGAATGACTGGTATCCAAGTATCACACGAGGATTTTGAGCCAATGGCCTCTTGTTTATGACAATGCCACCCGATGTGCCAAGATCAACCTCAGTAGCATACATGCTCATTGAGGGCGCACAGTAACTCAAACCGCTTCTAAAATTGGCCTTGAAATTGAGCACTCTACCCATGTAGGGTTGAGTGGACCTTCCCAATTTGCCATCTTCCATATACAGCAGAGTCAGCATGCGTCCCATTTCACCTTCCAAGTCACGTTCGTTCATCATCAGCTTTGTTAGGTTCTTCCAAGCTGGTATCTCTCGATGGTGAAACAAACACAAGTCTGAATTCCCAAATTGAACTACATTGCGGCCTGTGCCAACAACTGTCATCCATGCTCCCGGTTTAATTTGGAACATCACCTGGAATTCATCGTTGTCTTTGTACTTTCCCAGCGCATGGTGCACAAGCAGTAGAACTTTCGGAGCCATCCGATATCCTTGGCAGCGGGTTCCATTGATATGCACTTCTGTAATGGCCTCAATCAAATGTCTGTTTATAACCAAGTCATCTGCAGTATATCTGGGAGTATTTGAATGTCTTCCAAATATATTGTTCGATGTCACTGATGTTTCTTTTGGTATAAACAACCGTGAAAACATAGTGCAAACTGCAATTATGCCAAGAGCAGTCAGCCCAATCATCACTGGTATCTTGAAATCAGCACATTTTGTCCATACATACGTTGCGGCACCTGTGATGGTATCCCAGATTTGTTTGAACAGCTTACCAACTTTCTTTGTCATCGTCTGGCCGAGTTGCATTATAGCTCGCAATACTGTCACTTCACGGTACTTCGTTTTATACAGCTTCTGTCTGTCAGCTTCACTAAGGCTGAAAAAGATTTCGGCGGTATTACGGAACCACTTAGAACCTCCCAGTGCAAATGAGCCGTCACATACCACTAGTCCTCCGAAGATAGAAACCTTCATCGCTGATAGATCTAAAACCATACTGGTGTCAACCAACCACTGCCCTTCTTCATATCTCAACATTGTGAAAAACGCTGTTGACATACCTTCAGGAAATGGACGATCACCCCAGTCTTCTTTCTGTTCATCAGTCAAGTCAAACCAACGGAGTTGTCCCAATCCACTTACAGTAGGATTCGTGTGTATTTGTATGTCATTGCCGATTTTCACCTTCATCACATACCTCATCTGGGGACCGATTTTAAACACCTTTGGTCTGATCTCCGATTCTGGACTACCGAATTCAATTCGGTCTTCCAAAAGCAGTCCACGTCCGGTTTTCACACGCAGTCGCCTGTCTCGCAGTTCCTGGTGAACCGATATTCGATTCAACAACAGAACCTGTAGCATCTCCAGTTTTGCGACCACTTGCGGTGTCAATTCTTTCCTTTTTGCTAATAAGGAATTGATTTGTGTTACATCAATATTTTCGTCCCAAGAAGCGGGGAATAACATAAACATAGGTACATTACTATCACTAACATCTTTTTGAATACTTACTATTGCTAATTCTACTGCCTCCTCAATAGGTTCAATTGAGTCTGCCAGTTCTTCTGTTGTATGTCGGGTGGTCACCAACGGTTCAGTGATAACCACTGCAGCGGTTGGCCTCGGCATTATGGGGAAGTTCGCCTTGATATATTTAACAAAGTCGACGTCTTCACCCAGCTCGCTGTTCTTTCGATCCAACCATCCGCCAACCACTAGAAGTCCTGACAAAATTGCCATGATGTTGTACGTAACACCATCATTCACCTCGGCTTTCTGCAATTGTTCCTTAGCCCACTTCATCGCATCTTTTGACGTCAATTTAGCTCTCTTAATACCCTCTTCGAACGCGAAGTCAAAGTACAAGCGAGACAGATTAACTCGAGCATAATCAAAGGCTGCACGGTAGTCGTCGTCCTCAGTGTCTTCTTCATACTTATTCAGAGTAATGCGGTATACACCCATATCTCTCATAGCATGTTCAAACTCAATTAGACTACTGAACACTCTCATTTTACCAAGCTCGACCAATCTGGTACAGACTGTCTCCATCATGGTACACAAATCAATGGTTTTCATCTCTGGAATCTGGTTCAACGATGTCCAGAATTCTTGAGATGCTTCATCGTACTTTGGGTCTCCTGGTACTTGTTTCCTCAATCCTGGGAGTGGGTTTCCTGGTGCCTTGAAGTTGAACTCATACAGTCCGGATGTATCACTGCCGATCTCATCATAAACTGCATCGAACTCACGCAACAAAGAACAAATCCTCCTTCTCTTCGTGTCTCTGGGCTTCGTCTGAAATTGTGCTTCCTCTTTCCGTTGTACTTCATATCTGGAGAAGAATCGATTAATGAAGTCACTATAACTGAGATCAACCAATGGTTTGACTAATCCAGCAACAGTAGCCTCATCATTCATCATTGTGTTCTCTTTAGTCGGACAACAAAAGTCAAACGTCAGATGTGGATAAGCATTGGCTTCTTGATTTGGATATTTCTTATTGAATCTCTCCAAATCAAACTTTCCGGTTGCCTCATTCATCACTGCCGGGTCGACCTTCACGTTAACTAATAGATGTCTTCTCCTCCAGATTGCTTCCTGGCAAAACATGCCATCGAACTTTGGATACGCGGTGTTTGTGGTTGACAAGATAAAGTCAGATGTGAACATTGTCTGTTTTTCCTCAAGGTGGGCCATGGGTAGATGTAACGGACAATTTGATACCAACGTCAATATCCCGATTTCTGATTTAAAATCATTAGCCGGGAACATGTCATCAATGTACCAAATTGGTTGGCCCCTGTATCCATCATAGTGGTCCGTTTTTCCAGGGCTGTACATATTGTCGAGTCTGTCAGGGAAATATTTCCGCTTGATGGAATCCACAATAGTATGAATTAGAGTAGATTTCCCAATTCCGGGTTTTCCCATCAACTGCACATGGAATGGTGTAATTCTGAATTCCTCCACTCCAAGACCTCGCATCACCATATTGTGGAGAAGTTGTGCTTTTCTTGCCAATGACATGTACATCTGAGCACATCTTTGTGGCAATTTTTCCGATAAGTAGAAAACGAGATACTGTAACGATTTCTCGAACAATACCAAACATCGTCTACTCAAAGTTTCACTGCTGGTAACATCACGCAACATTTCTTCTCCAGATAGGGTCTCCACTTCAACAGCCCATCCTGAAAAGTTTTTGACCAGTTCTTCAAGCATTTTTGCCTCTTGCTCTTCTTTGGGCAATGTGCCAAACACTTTCTTTCCGATCCAGTCAATCACATACTTCAGCGAAGCCTGCAAGG